TTCTGTGTCTTCAGACTCATCATCCTCAGATTCATCGGATTCTTCAGTTTCTTCAGACTCTTCGGTTTTTCCAGAGGTATCAGTTTCTTCTTCGGATTCTTCCGACTCTTCAGATTCCTCTGTTTCCTCTGTTTCTTCTGTTTCTTCTGTTTCTTCTGCAGCATCTGTTTCTTCTGATTCAGCAGCTGCTGCAGTTTCACTTTCTTCCAAGACTTTTGCGAAATCCTCATCTGAGATCATAAGAGGATTTTCATCTTGTTCCTGATTTTGATTCTGAGTTTCCTCAGTTTCCTGATCAGTTTCAGTTGTTTCTTCGGTTTCGTTAGTGGATTGCACCATCAGAATCCTCCTCAGCTATGCGTTGTAATTCCAACTCATCCGCTGCTATCGCTTCTCTAGCAACTCTAGCTTCAGCATGGATATAACCCATGTATTGACCGAAAAAACCAATTGCATCAATTTGACGAGTTAAGAAAGCTTGGTCTTTGTCATTAGCCATGGCCATACTGGCTTTTAGACTGGCTAGCCGAGCTACATAATCTCGCAAATATCCGTCACGAAAAATGAGTTTGAACGCTTCACTATTTTCGAGACTGGCTAATGCATCGCTTATAGCTATTTTTTGCTTAGCCTGCTCCATTGATATATGAATGAGTTCGGTGTCTTCTGACATAAAAGTTTCTCCTTATTCCATTTAAAAGGTTAAATCAGGTTGCGCCACCATCGGCGAAAGAGCCATACATTTCCATTCCAAAAGCTTCTGTAGCACTTTGGTTATGGATCCAAATATAATCACCTAGGGTACCATCTCCATCAACTTCATCACCAGCTCCTGGATTTGTCCAAGTACCATCATCTGAAAAGTTGATAGTCATGCCATCAGCTTGAGGATCTACTTTAACCGCATTAGCTCCAGCTGAGAAATAACCGACATAGTAATCAACAATTACAGGGTGTAAAATTGTCGTCGCTGCATCAATATAAAAGAGGGTACCACTTTGAAGAGGTCCTGGAGCTACCGCCCAGGCGTCAGTATCATCCCAATCATTTCCTGTGCCTCCAGTCAAACCACTGGTAGTGCCGGCTACATAACCTACACAATAGAAACTATCTGCAGTATTGTCTCCAATGACACAAGAACTCACATCAGAGGTATTATATAAAGTCATGCCGATATACTCATCAGCTACAACAGTTATCCCATCATCAGTAAGAAATAAAGCATCATCACCAGAGGCTCCATCATCTTGGGCGCCCTCACATACACCTAAATTTCTTGAAGGAACTAGCCCAGTAACTTCACCAGATACCGTTAGACTATTAACGGTTGAACCGGTAAGTTTCCAGACTCCTGCACCTATCCAGTTAGTAGGACGTACAACGGCAGGTTCATTTGAAACATCCGTTCCATCAACATCAAAAATATATTCATATCTTACTGAAGTTGCTCCACTAGTATCCCATACAGTAGCCGTATCAGCATCGGCTAAACTTTTAAGATTCGGACTGCCTCTACCAATCAAGTCCAGTCCTCTTAAATCAACAAAACCATCAGCTGAATCATTGCAAGTGTAATGTTCTGCACTCGCAACACCAAACATCCCAATCAAACATAATACAAGAAATAGTCTAAATAGTTTCATAATGCACCCTTTCTACTGTAAAATTTGTTTTTCGGTTTCATGCATTGCTTTACGATCTATTTTTTCAAGCTCTCTAGCTTGGGTGATCCCACCTTCTTGTTCCAGGTATTCCAGATCTTTCTTATCAGTATCACTGGAAATCTGTCTAGTCTTAGCTTGTTCTGTTTGAGTTTTGGCTGCATTAAGGGCTGCTTGAGTTATATCTCTCATACCAGCAGCTCCATTCATTTCAGCTTCTGCAGCATGTTTCTGAGCCAAAGCAGCTTCTTTAGCAATTTGTGTCTTAAGTAACTCAAGTTTAAGCTGTTTCTCCATTTGTTCCAAAGGATCTGGTTGTGGCTCAAATTCTGCAATTCGTTTAGCAATTACCGGCATCTTTCTAAGGTTGGCTATATCACTTAAAATTATCTTTGATAAACCAAGATCTAAAGAATTACCAATAGTTTGTAACATAAAGGCCAGTTCCTGAGCCTTAGTATTATCCTCTTCAGGGGTACTAATTAAAAGAGTTAAATCAAATTGACCAGCTAAATCATCTCGTCTAACTTGAATAAATTGATTATTAGTGATCCGAATAACTTCTTCTTCAGACAAGAATTCGGCATTCATAGCTATGATTTTACGACCAATTTTGATTACCCCATTACTGAGCCTGCGTAGGATAGCCATTTCCCTCTTACTGGCGGCGTCTAAGGCGCTCCTACCGTTGGTTACGTTGTTACCTAGGGCCTGGCCTGTGATTCCGGTATGGTACGCTTTAACGCCCGATAAGGACTCTGCATCGGTGTTTTGTAAAGAAATCATATTAAATACAGATGCAGGGATCTCCGGATAGGTATGAGCATAAATACCCTGGCGAGGGTCTTCATTGCTATTGAATTCATAATCATCCCCTCGATTAAACTTTCGTCGATTGGTGACATCCAATAAACCCTTTTTAAAGCCTGTTTGGCTATTAGCTGATTTACCCATTAAATCGAGGGATCCCCGGGTGAGGGCTCCAATGATCTTTTGGTTATCCTCGAGCAGCTCCCCATCAGGTTCGCCATAAGTTGAGTTTCTAACCGGTAGCAAGGATACGGTAATAAATGGTAACTGTTTGTCTGGAAAAGGAAGCTCTTCCAAACGAATTATTGTATCACCGACCCAAGTAGCTAAAATTGGTTCGAGGACCTTATTATCATTAATGTCCCAAAATCCATAATACATAGTGGCAATGAACTTTTTACGAGCTTTATCGGTAAAATTAAATGAAGGATCATTATCTGTATTATCAAATTCATCTGAGGATTCTGGAGAGGCACCATCAATATTGATATGATCCAAATTACTGTATCGACCATCTTTTTCTAAATCAGCTAGACAAGTCTTAAAATTTTTACCTACAAATCCAGCTTTGTCAATATTACCTTTACAAGAGGGATCAATAACTAGATTTTGTTGTTCACAGACTTCAACAGTTGGTTGATTTTTAATTTCGATAGTTTTTTCAACTAACTCAACTCCAACTTGTTGAGGTGTAACTACTTTTTGGTACTCTATAAGATAATCTAAAGCTTGATCGATTCCAGGATCAAAATTGTCCATATACGCATCTTGGTTAGTCATACGTAATTGGATCAATTGCATATATTGTTCACCTACCAACTGTTGCTGCATAGGATCTTCAACCAAGGTAAATTCAAAAACAGGCTCTTCTTCAGTAACAGTCTCTTCCTCAGTTTCCCAACCAACTTCAACAATTACTGTACCTAGATCTACGGCATCTCTTACATAACTATCAATGAAGTCGACTTTATCTATTTTATGATTAAATTGGTTATTCAGAACTAAGGCATTTTGGATAGCTCGGTTTTTATCCCCAGCTGTAAGAGGTTCCACATTAAAGATGTCAGGAGTGGCCAGAAAAGGCTCAGATAGAGCTGGGTATCTCCATTCAGCTTGACGCCGAATAACCTTAGGAACAACTGAAGATTGACCTGCAACTTCAGTAGGTTTAGCTGATCCCGTAACTCGTAAATTATTAGTCCAACGAGTCAAGTTTAATATATGATCATTGTGATCAGCTTTAGCGTCATCTAGATTTTGTTTTAGATCCGAAACAGAAGGTTCATTTTTCCAGTCGGTAAATGTCTGTTTTCGCTCTTTCATCGTATTATCCTGTTTCATAGATAAAGTGACCTAAGCTGCTTATAGAACATATTAATAAACTTTGTCAAATAGATCTAATTTGTTATAACCGCATAAGCTACTGTTCCTGCACCTAACGTAATATCAATATAGACACCATTTCGAACTTCTAATGCGGAAGGCATCATCAAAACGTAAGGTCCACCATCCCCAGGAATTAGTAATGTAGGTAAGAATTCAGTACCTGATCCAGCTGTATTATCATAAGAACTGATAGTTACATCATTTGTACCATCAGGCATTACAATAATTCCTAGAAAGTATCCAGAACCTGTTTTGATTAATGCATCAGCAGTTTTCTCACCACT